GAGAACCTGTCTGACTCTTTACGCAGAGCATAGCAGAAGCCGTTGATAGGGTTAACCAGCCATTTATTACCACGGCTATCCTTGATTACAACCTGCTCCTCTGCAATAGCTTTGACAGCCCAGTTTAGTTTCCAATATGCCTCATGCAAAGCTTCCCCCTCTTTCAAGGGCACACCGGCAGCCTGAGCAATCTTAGCAGCCCCGGCATTGTACACGGAAGCGTAGTTTGTTGTCTTACCTTTCTTTCGTGCTGCTTTCGCATTCGCTGTTTTATTCCCCTTCTTAAACTCCTCATATTCTTGTTGGGTAATCATCTTAGCCGTCAAGGCCATGAGAATATGAGGGTCAAAATCGTCCTCTTGCATCGTGGCTACATATTCAGGATCGTGTGGCAGCATTAGATGATGCTTCACGCGATCTTCAAGGGAAGACAAATCAGAACCCAAGCACACTTTCCCCTCACCAGCAACCAGCACCCCACGTACAATCTTTCCATAAGCTTTGTCCACTCCGGCCAGATTGACAATTTCTGCATGCTGCATGCGAAGAGTGTTCGTAAGACCAGCAATACGAGCCTGTAGCTTTCCGTTCTTCATGTCACGCTTAAAGCCATTCAAGACGCCTAGGCGGTGTTTTAGCACGCAATATTTTGCATATACACGAATCTCTGGCACTTCTTCTGCAAGCTCTTCAAGAGACGGGCATAACTCTTTCCCCTCATCACCGGCAACAGTGATTTGTGGAATAGCCCGTTCCTCTGGTCGAGCAGCTTTCCAAGCTTTCCATGCCTGATGATTAGACCCCTCTTTTGGCTTAGAAGCGACCCACTTATTAAAAGCCTCTTCATCTTTTTCATACTTGAATGACTGTGGAACCCAGCCCTTAGAATAAAGAAAAGCTTTAATCTGTTCGGGGCTATTACCGTTCGGCGGTTCATAACCAGTCAACAACTTAACAACACCCTCTTTGGTGCTGGGTTTTACCATAGGGTTGCCATGCTCATCAACAGCTTTTGACTCAATAAGCTTTTTGACTTCTTCCCAAGCTTCTCCAGAGGCAGACAGATCGCCGTTCTTTTTGTAGGGCTTAGCCGGTTTCTTTCTGTCTGCGTACTTTGGCACCATCGGCATGACAGATTCAAGCTCTGCCTTAGCCTTGGCACCCTCTTCAGTCAGCTCCTCAATAGAGGACTCCAAAAGCTCTACATCAACATCCCAACGAGTTTTCTCCTGAAGTCTTGCACAGTCCATCTTGAACATCAAGAAAGTCAGAATGCGGTCAATAGCTTCATCAACTGTGCTGCCGACAAATTGGTCAAGATAAATCTCTTCACCATCAAACATCCGAGTGCCACCAACATGCCCGGCATTGATTTCTGCTTGGGCATAGGTATACATGTCAATCAAACGTGCTTTCAGGTCTTCCCACAAAGCTTTGTTAATCTTCACGTCCTCTTGACAGCGGTGACGATATTCTTCATAAGAAAGATTTTCCCAGTCATCGATCTTTGGCTTCTCAATCCCATAATCTTCGTGAAAAGAATCCAAGCCGTGTTTCGGCCTATTAGGGTTGAGATACCAGCTCAAAGCCAAGCTGTCGATCAACATGATTTCAGATAAATCAAGACCTAAAAGCTTCTCTGCCAGAGGTATGTCGTAAGAAATACCCGAGTGCATCACAATAGGAATTTTCTTTTCTAGGTGGTAATGGAAGAAAGCTTTGATACGCTTTGCCTCTTCCGTGCCATGAAAAGAGTTCACACCCTTGCCGTCAAGTTGGTAAGAGAGCACATGAAGTTTTGTCGCTTCGTCAAGAAGCCCATCAGCCTCAAAGTCAGCTACTGTTGCACTCCTCCAGTTTGTAATTTTCTTCAAAACTTCCTCCTACATAAGCTCTACATCTTTTAGATTCCTCCGTACACAACGGAGAAAATATCTTTTTACGCTTGATTCGTTTATCATCAACTCTCTTGATACTTCGTTGAAGCCTTTCTCTTCGTCAATGACCATCTTGGTAATCTTCACCTCAAGCTCTTCTTTTGTTTCTCCTCGCCGCTGGGCCACTAAGTAAGATTTACTATACACCTTTGAGTAGTCCCCAATATACAAGCAAATTGTCGGGATTTCAAGTCCTTTTAGCTCCGCAATCTTCTTTGCGGAAACTCCTTCCGCAATTAGCTGTCTCACAGACCTCCTAGTCTCTTCGTTCTGATCTTCCCACTCTCTTTTGCACTCATGCATATCATAAGGCTTTATGTATCTTGCTGGTGCATGTCTCTCCCAACCCAAATCAGAAGCTATCTCAGCGGAACCTTTTCCAGAGTCAAACTGTTCTTTCAAGAAAAGACAAAACAAGCCCATGTTGCTGTACCCGTACTTAGCTGCCGTGTTGTTTCTTTTATTTAGTGAGGAGACCGCTTTGCCGTAGTCCATAATAGTTTCGCCGTACATATTATATGCAGCGGTCTGGTCTACCATATGCCCGCCTATTCTGGCATAGGCAATATTATAATACTCCTCCGATTCAACCGCATTCAATTTTACAATCCAAGCATCTTCTACTGACAAAAGATTTTTCTTGTTTGTAACTTCCTCCAAAACTTCAGCGGAAAACCTGTGGCCCTCTGCCATATCAGCTTTCATTAACGGGCAGGTGCTGCTTCCGTAGTAAGGGAGTCCTGTCTTAGTTGAGACAATCCTGTCAACCCCATTGATGTTTTCTACGAAACACTCCGTCTTTGATCCTATATAAAACCTTCGACCGCTAAGGCGGTCTAGGTTGGTCAGTTTGTAAACAATGTTCAAGCGGCCCCCTTAGAAATCTTGTGGGTTATTACGAAGCCAATCATCAAGGTCATGGCATTTACTTTTCTCAAACTCATAGAACCACTTACCTGCTGACCCCGTTTTACCGCCACGACATTTTGGCAAATCCACCTCTGTAGTGTTTTTGTCAATCTCAGACTCTGAAAGCTTGTCCCGATTTAATACAATGTTATATGCAGCCGACTGCACAAAGCTGCCAGTACCAAGCGCATCAAATTCACTGACCTTACGGGGCTTACCTTCCGCATTTTGTGGTGGCTTTCTTGTATGCAAGACGTTCACAGTAGTTACACCGTTCTTGGCCATATTACGCTGAAAATTCATGTGATCCTCAGAAAACTGTTCACTACTTCCACGCAGCAAATCTGTAAGAACGTCAATAACAAACAACCGACTGCCGTGCTTACGGAAAAGCATTTCCATTTCCGCTTCCATATCCTTAATACTTCCGGCGCGCTCGTCAATGATAAAGAATCTTGGCTCGCCTGTCTCTTTATAGGCTAGTTCGTTCTTAACTCGTTGCCCCTCGTCTGTCCCCAAGAAATCAATAATTTGTTCACTAGTCATGCGCCACAAAAGATTTTTCTCAAGATGTATCGACAACATTTCCAACATATACTGTGCAGCGGTGGCTTCAAGACTTACAATGGTCGGGGTTACTGGGCTATTAAAAATCCAGTGATACACCATGCGATTAACGTGCGTAGATTTGCCGCACGAGGTATCTGCGATCACGTTAGCTATGCGACCCTGAATAATACCCCCGCCCATCATGTCCTGCATAACGTGCATATATTCCGGCAGGGTAATCCGTGGTTTACGCAACTCATCTGGAATCTCATCTATACCCTCAGCCGCACTTTTAACTCCAGCAGGTGTATAAGGTTTAGCTGACCAAAAATCTGAAATGAACTCAGACGCTTTGTTTGTTTCTAGGTAAAAGTTTGGGTCTTTGTGACGCATCTTCAAGATAAATACACGCCCCTTAGGCAGAACATCGACCACACTTTCTGTCGCCTTGTCCCCCGCAGCATCTGCGTCCATACAGACAATGATCTTCTTAAACTGGTTAAAGAAGTCGTAGTTGTTTTTAATTTGCTTATAGGCGCCTGCTCCACCGATTGTTGTACTGACCACAGCCACAGGGTCAAATTGTTTGTTTTTCTGTGCATCAGACAGCATCTGGAATGCCGCCAGACAGTCGTGCTCCCCTTCTGTAATAACGACAGTATGACTGTTTGTCTTGAACTTAAACTGCCCAAACATCTCACAATCTTTGCCTGTTTCACCAATTGCCTCAAAGCGTTTTACGTGGTGACGGACTTTGTAACCCGAAAGCTCACCATTCTTTGTGCAAGGATAGTAAGTCTCAATAACGCTGCCGTCCTCTTGCGAGTAACCGTAACGTACCCCAAATGGTCGACTAGTGTCTGTACGAACTCCGCGATAGTTTTTACTATCTACACCCGTAACCTCTTTCAGTTTTTTATGAATCTCTTCGTTAAACTCTGCTCCCACCAGCTCATACTCCTCTTCTTCAACTTCACCATTATCTTCAAGCCATTGTTGACTTGGGATTACATATTCACAAGAGAAACAAAATGCACCTTTGTGCTTATTGTTTTCATCCAGTCCATAAACCATTAAGTTGTCATTGTTCTTGTCACGACCGTGTTTCTTCTGGCAACGAGGACAGCCAGTCTTCCCCTCTTCAGACAGGTCAATCTCTACGCCGTAGCGGGTGACAGTGAAACATGTTTCACGATTCACAACCCCACCCCCATATCAATCATCATCACAACCATCATATTTCCCATCAGAATACCCTTCATTGTAAGCCCGTTCTCCCTCAGCCAAAGCAATCCTCTCAGCCTCGGCTTCAGAAATCATCCCTTGAAAAATGTATTCCAAGAAATCACTCATGTCATAGGAGCCACAGGCGACTACCCCACGATAGGCATAATCCCTAAGCTCTTCTGGGCTATATTGACGATAATTCCTCGTAATATCAATTTGCATCTACAACCTCCCAGTAAATGTTCCCGTATGAATCACAAATGTGACCGCAATGACTCGCAATTTTTACATTAATAGTAATTTCATCCCCATCATCATCTTCAATAATGCAAAGATTCTCAAAGACGGGGCTTTGGCGACCTTCGTAAACTTTCCCTAATGTGAGGTAGCCCTTCACTACAGGATTCAGCTTACCTTCCCCACTTAGTTTAATTTTCATCACAAAGTTCCTTATACATATATTCGTATTCACGAAGACGTTCTATCTCATTGAGCATAGCATGAATCAAGTTATCCCCTACAAAATCACGATTCCAAGGCTCTCCGTGACGATAGGCTTCTAGTTGGTATGTCCTATCATCACGGACAAGGACATATTTACCGCCATCAAAATGAAAAGTTGTCTCACTCATCAATAAATCTCCAATCGTGCTTTGACTTCTGTAAA